GCGGCGATTTGGGGCGCATTCGACCGCGAAACCTCGACCAGCTATCTTTACTCTCAGCACTACCGAGGAGAGGCAGAGCCGGTAGTCCATGCTGAGGCTGTCAAATCGCGCGGCAAGTGGATACCTGGGGCGATTGATCCAGCCTCGCGCGGGCGTTCGCAGTCTGATGGGCATCAGTTGCTGGAGATGTACCAGAGCATGGGCCTTGACTTGACTCCGGCGAATAACGCGGTAGAGTCTGGCATCTACGACGTTTGGACTCTGCTATCCGCTGGAAAGCTCAAGGTGTTTGCGTCCTGCGCTGATTGGATCTCGGAATACCGCATGTACCGAAGGGACGACAAGGGGCGCGTCGTGAAAAAGAACGATCACCTGATGGACGCCTCGCGCTATTTGATCGGGACCGGGAGAGATATTGCCAAATGCAAGCCAAAACCGAGCGATGAAGAAGAATCATTTGCATCTGGTGGCTGGATGTGCTAGCTTCCCAGTATGCCAGCAGATAATCAGAAAAAGCACGACGAGATACTCGCGGAAGCCAAGCGCTTTCGCGACAAGTGCATCGAAGTAAATTCTGAGAATCGCCGTCTTGCGGTTGATGATCTGCAGTTCCTGTCAGGCAAGCATTGGGATTCGCGCGATGCTGCGCTGCGTGAAAGAGAAGGGCGCCCAGTCCTGACGATTGACAAACTGTCGACATTCGTTCGGCAGATAAAGAACGACCAGAGGATTAACAAACCAGGCATCAAAGTCCATCCGGTCGATTCAGAGTCGGACCCGGAGACGGCGAAGGTACGCCAGGGCATGATCCGGTATATCGAGTACAACAGCAACGCATCCATCGCATACGACACTGCCATAGGATGCGCCTCGGAAACCGGCCTTGGGTATTTCCGCATCATCACGGAATATGAGCGTGAAGACTCTTTTGATGTCGTTCCGCGATTTGTGCGCATTCGAAATCCGCTAACCGTCCATTTCGATCCTGATTCCATCGAGGGCGACGGCAGCGACGCGCGACGCGTTATCGTTGAAGAGCGGATTGGCGTATCCGAATTCTGCTCGAAATATCCATCGTCAGAAATCGCTAAAACGCGCAAGACCACCGGCAATGCTGCGCGCGATGACATGGATGATATTCTGGTAGCCGAATATCTGCGCGTCGAAGAAGACGCCGACGAACTTATCCGCCTGAGCAATGGAGAGACAGGCTGGAAGTCCGAACTGCTGTCACTGCCGCCTGGCGTGACTATAGCGAATTCGCGAAAGAGCGCGCGCCGCAGCGTCGTGAATTACAAAATATCCGGCAAATGCGTCGGCGATGACAGCGCAGAGTTCGGCGAGGTACTGGAGTCGTCAGAGGTGCCGTGCCGGTGGATTCCGGTATTTCCGGTTTATGGCAACGAGATTGACATCGAGGGCAAAGTTGTACGCTCCGGCGTGATTCGCGGCGCAAAAGACCCGTCACGCATGTACGACTACTGGATGACAGCGGCGACAGAAGAATACGCGATGCGCACCAAGGCGCCATGGATTGGTGCAGAGGGGCAATTCGAGGGCAAAGAGGCGCAATGGTCGCAGGCCAACCGGCGATCGTTCGCTTATCTCGAATACAAGCCGCGCACTGTTGGCGGCCAGCTCGCGCCGCCGCCTATGCGCCAACCGATGGCAGATGTCCCAGTCGGCGCCATAACGATGGCTGCGCACGCCAGCGACGACATCAAAGCAACGACTGGCATGTTTGATGCAGCCCTTGGCGCGCGCGGTCCGGCAACGTCAGGCATCCAAGAGCGCGAGCAGAAGCGGCAAGGTGGCATCGCCAATTTCCACTACACGGACAACCTAAACCGTGCCGTGCTGCAAGCCGGGCGATGCCTGCTCGACATGATCCCGCGTCTTTTCGACACCGAACGCGTCGCGCGCATCATGGGCGAGGACGACACCATCACATCGGCGCCGATCAACAAGCGGCTGGAGCAGCCCGAACTTGACGAGAAGACCGGCAAGCTCAAGACGACGATCAATGACATGTCGGTCGGACAGTATGACTGCACGGTATCGTCTGGCCCGAGTTACAGCACGCTCAGGCAGGAGGCATCTGAGTCTATGGTGTCGTTCGGGCAAAGCTGGCCGAAGTTGATGGACATCGCTGGCGACAAGGTTGTGCGAGCGATGGACTGGCCTGGCGCCGAAGAGATTGCCGAGCGCATCGCCAAGACCATCCCGCCTGAACTGCTGGACGAAAACGAGCGCGAAGCGCCTCAAATCCCGCCAGAAGTGATGCAAATCATGCAGCAAGCACAGGGCCACATCCAACAGCTTGAGGCGGCGCTGCAGGATGCCGAACAGGGCATCGAGAAGGAGCGCATCAAGGCCGCGTCGGCTGAGAATGTCGCGCGCATCAATGCCACGTCGCGGCAGGATGTCGAAGAATTGAAGGGCTTGATTGCAATGCTCACGCAGCAGATGCAACCGCCACCGGCGCTAGTAGGCGCTGCAATGGCCACTGGCCAGCAAGATCCCGGCCTTGTGCCGCAAACGGAGCAGTAAATGGAAGATGTGATTTTTGACGACGCACCAGCAGCAGTAGAAACCGATGCGCCAGCCGATGCGCCAGCGGCCGTAGTTGAGGCGCAAGAGCCGGCTGTTGAGCAGCAGGAAGCAGAGCAGCAGCAGGAAGCAGAGCGCGAAGTTGTTCGCAAGAAGAAAAGCGCCAGCGAACGCATTCAAGAGATTACCTGGGCGAGACACGAAGCCGAACGGCGCGCAGCCGAGGCAGAGCGGCAGCTGGCTGAGTTTCGAGCAGCAAAACAGCCGGAGCCAGCATCCGCGCCAGCCGGAAAGCCGGCGCTTGATCAGTTCCAGGACTATGACAGCTACGTTGAGGCTGTTGCCGAATGGCGGGCCGGCGAAGCTGTGCGCGCAGCCCTGAGCGCAAACGAGCAGAAAACGCAGGCCGCAGCGCAAGCGGCACAGAACAAGCAGCGCACGGAGTCATGGGTTAAGGCTCAGACGGCCGTGCGGCAGGCGTTGCCGGACTATGACGAGGTTGTTGGCCTGTCAGAAGTCGTTGTGGCGCCGCACGTTACCGATACGATCCTCGAAAGCGATCGTGGCCCCGAGGTGGCCTATTACCTCGCGCAACACCCCGAGAAAGCCGAGCAAATCAACGGACTCTCGCCCATCGCTGCCGCAAGAGCAATCGGCAGGATTGAAGCATCGCTCCCGGAGCTGCCCGTTGCAGCAGCAAAGATCAGCAAGGCGCCCGCACCGATCAAGCCGGTCAGCGCATCGTCGTCCGCACCCATTGGCATATCGGACGATATGAGCACCGAGGCATACCGGGCCGCACGTGCAAAACAGGGTGCCTGGTGGGCGCGCAAACGATAATCACATCTGGATAACACAATGGCAAATACGCTTGTAACATCGAGCATCGTCGCTGAGGAAAGCCTCGCCGTGCTCGAAAACATGCTGACCTTCGGGTCAGCGGTCAATCGCGACTGGGAAGACACATTTCAATCCGCTTCTGCTGCCGGCTACAAACCCGGCGCTACGATCAACATCAAGCGTCCGCCGCGCTACACGTACCGCGCAGGCCGCGTTGCCGCTCCGCAAGATACCGTGGAAAGCACGGTCCCGCTGACGCTCAGTCAGGGAGGATGCGATCTGTCATTTACTGCGTTTGAGCGCACGCTGTCTCTGTCCCGGCTTGAGAACAAACTCACCGCAGCGCTGGCGACTGTGGCTAACCAAATCGACGAACAGGGGCTGGCACTGGCGCATTACGCCTCGCATGGCGTTGTGAATCCGGCGGGCGCCCTTCCGACTACGCAAGCGACCGCGCTGCAGGTGATTACCGATGCAAACGTGCTGCTCGATGAGCGCGGCGCGCCTCGCAAGGACCGCAAGCGCGCGCTGATCATGAATCCGAAGCTCAACGGCGCTGCGCTGCAGGGCCTGGCAGGACTGTTCAACCCCGGCAGCAAAGTCGGCCAGCAGTATGAGTCCGGCATGATGGTCGATTCGCTTGGCCTGAATATCGCGATGGACCAGAACGTCGATGTGCATACCAACGGCACGCAGAACGTGGCCGGCACCAACGTCAATGGCGCAGGGCAAAGCGGCGCGGCTATCACGGTCGTTGGCCTGGGCGGCACGATCACGCGCGGCACCGTCGTCACTTTCCCCGGCTGCTTCGCGGTCAATCCGCAGAACCGGAAGACTACCGGCAGCCTGGCGCAATTCGTCGTCACTGCCGACCTCGCCGCTGGCGCTACGTCGATTCCGATCAGTCCCGCCATCGTCCTGACCGGCGCCTTCCAGAATGTTAGCGCAGCTCCTACCACTGGCAACCCGTTCTTGATCCTGGGCGCAGCCAGCACTGCTTACGGCACCAACGTCGCGTTCCACAAAGACGCCTTCACCCTGGCAATGGCGCCGCTTTGGACGCCGCCGAGCAAAAACGTGGTCAGCGTGTCGCAGAAGACGCACAACGGATTCACCATCCGCGTGCTTGAATACTACGACGGCAAGAACGACGAGTCGGTGATGCGTCTCGATGTGTTGTTCGGATGGGCAGCGACCTATCCCGAGCTGTCCACCAAAATCTACACCGTCTAAGGGGATCGACATGGCTGTTACTCTCTACAAGGCCTATCAGGGCTATTCCGCTGGCGCTACGATCATCGTCCCGGACGACACGCAAACCGCACTGATTGCGCAGGGCATCGGCTACGCCGCATCTGGCCAGCCGACGCAGACTTATCAGGCGACCGGCTCGGCTGTGATCAATCCGACCGTCGGCGGCAACAAGTCGGCGCAGGATATCGCCGGTTTTGGCGCGCCGTCGTCACCGCAAGGCCCGCGCATCCTGCCGAATGGCCCGATTCTGGCTTTCGCCTCGCTTGGCACGTCGGCCGTGCATGTGGCCGGAACGTGGTATCGGTCGGAAATCTACGTGCCGCATCTGGCGCAATGGACCGGCATCAATGTGCTCAACGGCGCCACCGTCGGAACGGATAATATCCTGGTGGCGCTGTACGACACCAATGGCGTCTTGATCACCAATAGCGCCGTTGCTGGCGCGCTGTCGGCTGGTGCCAATGCGTTCCAGTCGCTGGCGTTCCTGACGCAGCCGATTTTGAACCCTGGCCGGTATTTCATCGCAGTGCAATGCAACGGCACCACGGCGACCACGCGCAAGTGGGCTGCCGCGAACGGCGGAAACCAGATGACGCAATCGGCAACCGGCACCTTTGGCACTGTCCCGGCGAGCTTCACCCCGCCGACGACATTCACCGCCGACGT